GACTGCAGCATCTGAAATTGCCTTAGCAGCAATTGCTGCATCCTTTGCAGCCTTTTCAGCAGCAAGTTCTGATACTAGATCACGAACTGCGATTTCTGCAAACGGTGCAAGTGCACGAGCAGGCAGACCAACTACATCAGTAGTTGTTGCATCTCCAGCAGTTGTTGGGCTGAATGTGATTAGTGATCGTGTTCCAGTTGCTGGAAGTGTTGCAGTAAACTTTGCAACTCCAAAATCTGAAAGTGTAGCACCAGTTGTTACTGTTGCTGTATCCATAACTGCTGTTGAAGCAAACACTGTTGCAGTGATTGACTTAGCCGATACCTTGTTACCAAATGTATCTGTTGCAGTTACTGTGATGTCTTGCTTTGTACCAGCAGCACCAGCAGAAGGAGCAGATACTGTAAGAGTATTAATCTTACCAGCAGTTCCCTGGACATAGTATGTAAGTGTTGTACCCTGATTTGTGATTACAACTGTACCAATTGCTGTGGTCTTGGTGTATACCCAGAATGTTGCAGTTGTTCCTGTACCAGTTGCAATTGTCAAAGATGATGATCCTGATGTTGCTCCTACTGGTGCAGCAGTTGTGTGTAGTGCAGACACGATTGTTGCATTTGTTGCTACGACTGAAACGCTTGTTCCAACATCAACTGTTGCAATAAACTTTAGTGCGTCAGCAGCGTCAACTGTATTATCTGCAGGGACTGGCAATGAAGCAGGCGTTGCGATTGCTGAGTTTGTAGTGTTTGCTACAGAGTCAAGCGATACAGCGACTGTCATTACAGCAGCACTTGCAGGCGTTGCTACGATTGTGCCCAAAGTCATGGCTGCAACCATGGCTAGTGCGATTTTCTTGAATGAATTCATTCGATATTCTCCTTGTTTATAGTGTTTTTAGTCTGTCCAAATAATCTTTTATATCTTCTATTTGGCTAGGTTTATATTGTATCACATTACGACTATCCAGGTCAAATTGCTCTTCTGGAGTCTTTGGTCTGTCTTTAAAGGTATGAACCTCTACTTCAGTGTCTATATTTTTTGGAGTATGTGATATTGCCCCAAATATTGCTCCACACACAGCATCAGCCAAGTCCTTTGACTTTTTGCGTGGGTGGTCAACTCTATCATTTTTCATAATCTTTAACTGTGTTAGTTCATCAAATAATAAATCAATTGCAGGCATAGCAAGCCTTTCCTCATACACAAGCATAGCCATATCCTCATAGTGCTTCTTAGCAACAGAAACAGTATCAGTCTTCATTCCAACCTGTTTCAATTCATTTTGGATATCAAATGATTGCCAACGGTCGAACGAAACCATCCCAATATCAAACCCTATTCTTCTAAGGTTCTGAATCCACTGTTTAACTTCTGAAAGATTAACTGGGCCTTCTATTTTTGGTTCCCACCATGCTACTGCATCTACTACTACAATTGGTGCTACTTGTTCGTAGTTGTTGATGACTTGTATGTTTACCCATTTTTCTACATGTGCAATAGCAACAGCACACTTATCGTGCTTCTGGGCAAGGTCAGCATGCACATAATACTTTTTAGTTGGATCTGGTTTAAAGGCTTCGTCAAACCTTCTAAAGTTATCCACAGGGTTTCTAAGTGTCATGCATGCTCTTACTTTTTCTTGTTGCTTAAAGAATGCATCGGAAGCAAAGGTTGGTACGCATGTAAAGCGCATCATTGCATCTCCAAGGTCAGTCATGAAAGCAATCTTAAAATCATCAATCTGTCTTGTTGGGTTTACTTCCCATGTAGGTCTTTTTAGTGCGAATACTCCAGGGTATTTGTATGAGATGATATGATCTTCATCCCAGGAAATTTCAAACTTATTGTTTGGGTCTGTATCAGGTAGTAATGGATTAATAATAAACTCGTAGGTTCTTTCAACTACTTCTTTCTCAGCAACAACTGCATCATACTTTTCTGAGATATAGTCTCCTGGGTATCTTGGGAATGAAAGCAAAACAACTTTGCCAAGGTCTGGGAAGCGAGAGTCAACTGATCCACGGAAAGCCTTGTAGATATTCTCAGCAGTCTTTCCTTGTTCATTACCTGTTCCAACTTCAGATGCAAAACCAGAGATCTCATCAAGCACTGCAAGAAGAAGGTTTAGTCCCTCATGCGATTCTCTTTCTGAGTGACCAGAGTAAACAGTTATAGACTTATCAAACTCAACTGAGTCTGCTTTTGCATAGTACTTTCCAGCAAACCATGGGGATCTTTCAATCTTTGATTTAAAACCTTTAAAGAAAACATTCTTAGCCTGTTGAGCGTTAATAGCAACGTTAATTAAATCAATAGCATCTCCTGCTGGCTTACCAAAATACTTTGCTGGGTCTTTTAGGCACAATAGTTTATACACTATATATGCACATGCTACTGTTGATACGAAGTCTTTTCCAGATCCCTTGCCAAGTTGCAGGATAATCTCATTCTTGGTATATTTTTCAAAGTATCTTGTGCCTTCTTCTTCTCCCATTATGTCAATGAGATCTTCTTTACGATATATCTGACTCATTGCTTCAACAATGTCATATTGAATATCAGAAAGTCCAGGCTGACCGAGATAGACTTCACCCTCAACAAATGTCTTTGCGTCTACTGGTGTTTCTTGAAAATGGTTGTCCTTAAGTACTTCAAGAAACTCATTGAACATCGTGGACAACTGTAATCACCTCGTTGTCTTTTGCAAATGAAGATAGTCTACGCATAATCTCATCACGAATTTGTGGGTACTCAGATGCAATGTCTTTTAATATTAAAACAAGAACTTCTTGACGTCGCTCAATCTCCATCATTTCTTCTGCAAGTTCTTTATTCTCAAGAAGACCAGCCTTTTGCAGCATGTCAATACGCTTAGACTCAATGTCCATGACAAGTTTAATTGCAGCAGTCTTTGCGCTAAGATTGTTTGTCATTGATGCCTCATCAATAACTTCATATGTACGAGAAACTAATTTGCTATAGTGTGTGTCTGCAGCAGCAAGTGCTTCTTTGGCACGAGCACGGATAGCATCATTGGCAGATGCCATGACTTTCCATTCATTGATAAGTGTTACTACTCTTTGTCTTGGTATTGAGAGTTGTTTTGAGATTACTGTTGGGTCATTACCCTTAAGGTATTCTTCTACTACCTGATTTACTTGATCAAGGTGCTTAACTAGATCATCTTCAGTTGACATATTTTCCCTCTAGTCTATTTATTTCATCCTTGATATAAAAGATTGCCTTCTCTAAATCCTGTATAGTCTTTGCTTCATCTTTAAGTCCTGCTCTCCACAGATACTTAAAGGCATTACCAATGTTAAAATTACGATGACGAGTTATCTCAATGCACTCAATGCCAGATGGGTCTGATGTGTAGTGTAAGGGATTATTAACTTGATCAACTGTTATGTTTAGATTGTCACTCATAGGATTCCTCTTCATCAAGTTCCCAATCAAATGCTTCTGGAATTCCTTTTAGTGCAGCAAACGCAAATGCAAAACCAACAGTACCTGCTACAGCAAGTGCTACCAACGCTTTTTCAACTTTACTCATCGTTTCGACCTCCTTAATCCAAACTTAGCAAGGTATACGTAAATAGTCTCTAGACTAACTCCGCACTCCTTTGCAATCTCTTCTGGAGTCTTCTTGTCCATAAGATATCTCTTACGCATAAAAGCCTCACTTGTATATAGTTTAGCAGCCATGGTGCTATTTGTCAACTCCAATTGCTTTCCCCCAGTTTTTTAGAGCCCAGTGCCCAATACCACAAGCATCTGCGACATCGTTATCAGTAATAGTTCTATCATAGATTGTATTAATAAACTTTATAGTTCTTTCTTTACGAAGATTTCTTTCGTAGGATTTGTACCAGGAAACAGACTTTCCAGGATTCTGTGATCTAATATAGAGTTGCTCGTCTTTAGATATTTTTTTATTTCCAATATAGTTCTGCCAAGTAATTGGTGAAACTTTTCCAATTATCTTTGTTCCAGACTGTCCTGCTGAACCAAGGATTGCTCCTTGAACTAGGGCAAGGTCTGCAGCAGTTTTAGGGCTATTCATAAAGACAGTGTGCTCAATAATTATTGCTTCAAATCCACCGTATATATCAAAAAAGGCTTTTACTTTTTTACCAGCATCCATAACCTTTTGATATACATCGTCGCCCTCAAAGTTAATCTTTCCTACAGACTCAAGATCATCTCCAGAAAATAATGCAAAAGCAAGGCTGTTTGTACTAGCATCAATAGCGCAAATTTTATGTGGCTTTACTTCTAGGCCCCACTTATTTTTTACCATTTAGTTTTCCTTTTATTTCTTTAATTGCCTTGCTTACTGCATCTGGATTTACTGCACAAGAAGAACATATTGCGTCGTCATTGTATATTGAAAGAGGTGTGGAACAGGACTTGCAAAGCCTTGTCTTGCCTCTTCTTTTTTGTCTTTTTGAATGTAAATATCTTTCAGCAATTTTTTCTTTTGTTGCTAAATCTCTACACTCTGCAGAACAATATATCTGATAAGATACTGTTTGCTCAAATTGGTTATCGCACCATTTACAGTTCTTCACCGAGAATCTCCAAGGGCGCTATTTTTAGTACGCCTGGACCTGCAGACTCACATGCTTTTTTAATTGGGCATGACTTGCATATCTTGGAGTTTGATCTATAGTTTTTGTTTGGCAGGGTTCTATCTTCCCATGTCTTTCGAACTAGTCTCATCCAATCAAATGCCTGGTCTACCCACCGACGGTAATGATCGTTTACATCTACAGGTATCAAAAGAAGTTCATGATTATTTTTATTTTCATAAATCATGACACCTGTTGGCTTCTTTAAGATCTTCATATAAATAAGCAACTGCATTAGGTGACCATTTTTGGCTTTGCCTGATGCTTTTCTATATTCGAACCCTTCGTTCATCATTGTTTTAATTTCACCAATAAGTTCTTGGCCTTGCCAATCAAACATAACATCGCCATATCCAAAGATAGGAGGGTCTTGATTTATAATCTTAAACTCTGTAGTGGCTTCATTATTCTCATCACGATAAACTTTTACAATTTCAGCGTTTAACATTGCATTTTGAATTCGTGCATGGGACAGAGTTCCTGCAGTCATATTTGCAGCAGCGTATGCGTCTGCATTATCTTCAAACATTTGACCATCAAAAGCAAGATACCAATATCTAGCACACTCTCCGTGCCCGTATGCAATTGTCGATGGAGCAAAAGTCTTTTTTGTTGTGTGCTTATCTATACGAGTAATCGTATATCCTTCTTTAATCTTTGCTTCAAGGCCCGCTATATCCATGCGGTGTATTGGCTTTTCTTCTGGTTTTATCATTACAGTGTGCAGCAAATTCTTAGTCATTATTTCTCGTTTCTCTTAGTTATAAGTATAGCAGATTAGCGTGTTATATATTTTAAAGCAGAAACAAGATTATTGATTGATTCTGCTGCTGTGTAATAAAGATTCTTCTTGCCACGATCTGACTTATCAACATTTGCCATCCATGTTGCCTTGAAAGCCATCTTTGCAGCGATTGCCTGAAGCCTTACAATTTCAACTGTGGCGACATTTAGAGGAATATCTGGCTTAATAATAATTTTAGCAATAAATGTAAGTGCTGTGGTTAGTTCTTCGTCTTCCATATAGTCTGCAATTTCTGCAAGACCATTCACCATGTCTATTGTAGTAACTTCGTTTTGCATTTAGTTTGCTTCTTTAAGAATTTGAAAGTTGAACAGCGAATCTTCTTTTTCAAAAAAATCTTTATTATATTGTGCAAATACTGGATCTGCTTGCCAAGTTGCTAGTCTTTGTTTTCTTTTTTCTGGATCACGAGAAATGTTGTTTAGTTCTTCAAAGTCTTTTCTTGTTGCAAAATGCATTGTCAAAACTTCTGTGCTATCTCCATCTTTAAAGAATACAGGCTCTCTCCAATGTGCCTGACCAGCACCCCAAAATAGAAGAAGATCCCCGTACTGAAGATTAAAACTTTCACCCTCAATTACTATGGGCCAATCAATATTACTGTCTAGTTGATAGTCTAAAGTCAATTTTGTAAAATAATTATCTGAATCATAATGTACTGGTAATTTTGGATTTGATCCAGTATCATGCTCTTTAGTATAACTTAGGTAACTATTGTGAGACATAAAAACTTCTTCTCCAACTATCTCTGATGCAAAGACTTCAAGTTTGTGTTGTATGCTTGGTGGGTACATAAGTTCTATCTGCATTCTAGATAAATCTGGCAGAATAAGTGGAGCATGGAATGCTGATAAGTCTTTAGCATTTTTTTGGTATTTTACTATTGCTAGAATTACCTCTAGTTCTTCTTCTGTAAAGAAGCCCTTTATGATGTGTGGCTTTATTTCGTTTTTCGGTGCGTGTCCTGTGTCCATAATACTATTATACACCATCCTCTGAAAGTTGTTCTAAAATACTCATCTCAATTATGGCAAGTCTAACCTTAGAGTTACCCTCGCCAATGACTACCACAATTGCTGGATCTTTCCCATTCTTCATGGCATCGGTTGTGGCCTTAGCCCAAACCTCTTTATTTAAAGTAAAGGATTTGCCCACCTCTTTAAAGTCTACAACAAAGTTTTTCCAGGAAGCATCTCCCTTTTGTGTATTGCGTCCAGAGTTCTTGTGCTGCTTAGCACCTATTCTTTTAGACTCACTCTTCTCTGTCATTGCCTTTGTATTTCTGCTTGCCAAACTTAACTGTACTAAGATGCTTATTTGGACACATCCATGTTGCGGTTTTTGTTTCTGGGTATAGCCTTAAAGATCTAACATCACTTTTACATTCATGACAAATAAACTTTCCATGGTAAACAGTAAAGTTAGCCATTTAGTTTTGCCTTGATTGATTCTTGCAAGTCAAGATCCTCTCTTACACGATTAACAAATGCCTCTTTACCCTGGACCTTTGAGCCATCAGGGAGTATATACCAAGCGCCTGTACGTTCTACAATGCCATTTAGTTCAGCAGTAGTAACAAGATCACCGATGGTGTCAAGACCAATATCGTCACCTCTAAAATAAAAATCATACTCGCCAGATTGAAACCCTGGGGAGGTTTTTGAGAACTGTAGTTCCCATTTAATAGTTCTACCAATTTTTTCTTCAATTAATTTATCTCCTACCTTGATCTTGCCCTTAATTGCTTGATTGTCTGACTCTGAAGAAAAGAGTTTAACAATACATGAGGAATAAAACTTAGTAGCCTGACCACCAGAAGGCTGCTGGCTAGTATACATAGCATTAATATTGTTACGAGACTGAGAAATAAGAACAAGCAAAGTTGGCTTAACTTTATTGTTTGCATAGTTAAGCATTTTCCATGCGTTACTAAAGTCACGGGATTCTGCTCCAATCTGTTTTGTATTTTCTAATGCCTTCATCTCATCTGTATCTTTTTCAAAATAGATTGCTGGAAGCATTGATGTAATAGAGTCTACCACGATTAAGTCTACTCCAGCATTCATTAGTCCTACACCAACGTCCACCATGTCACTAATAGTTCTTGCTTGTGAGTAGATTAATTTTTCTGGATCTACCCCCAAAGTTCTAGCCCATTCTTCTGAGTATGACATTTCTGAATCAATCCATGCACAGAGTTTACCTTCGGCCTGTGCTAGAGCAATCATCTGAAGGCACATAGAAGACTTTGCAGAGGACTTGGAGCCCCAGATAAGAACTTGTCTGCCATAGGGTAGGCCTCCTCCTAAAGCACGGTTTAAACCAAAACTAGGGGTTGCTTGGTATTCGTAATTAATACCAACTCCGCTACCTAATCTTTTCCTTAACTTGGGGTCAAGTTGTGCTAACGCTTCTTCTATACTAACTGACATGTACATCCTCCAATGTTACGGTTCCGTCTTTGGTCTTGCCAAAATCAAACTTGTATGACTTTCCTTCTTCAATATGCATATAGGCCTTTGCAAAAGATGTAGGAAAAACTGTAATAGAGTGTAGGTCTCTACTTGTGTCTGCAAGTGTAAGAGATGCCATCTTCTTTCCAGTCTTTGTAATTCTTGGTTTAAAAGAAACTACGAACATCTCATCATCCTTGTATGGAAGTTGCTTGTAACTTAAAAACTTTACAAGTGCATGAGATGATTCTTTTATCTCATCTGAAGGTATGAAAGAAACAATCCTGTTATCATTACACAAAACCAAATAAGAACGACCTGTCTCAATAGTTGTATTTTCATCGTCAAATATACCGACACTGCCAGTTTTGTCCAAAATTTCAACTCGTGACCATCCTGTTCCTCGCTTAATTGATTTTACCATACCCATAAAAATGTATGATCCTTTTTCCTCAAAGTCAACAATATCCTGAATAAAAGCATAGTAGTGAGAAGGGATAGTAATATTAAACTCTGGAAGGTTTAAGTATTCATATAGGTTCTCTTTAATTTCCTGATCATTTCTAGGATTATCATTAAAAGTTGCTGCGCCTATTGCTCTTAGTGCTTGTAGTGCACGACTGTTTACTCCGTTACCTTTGGTAAATGTAAACTCTTCAAGTTCTTTGTACGAATTAAATGGTCGTGCTGATATGTATCGTTCACCAATTTTGTCAGATATGAACTTGATAGCACTGAGTCCAAACCTAATACCTTTACCCTCAATTTTAAAATCGATATCCGAATCGTTAATGTGAGGTAACTTAACGCTAATGCCCATTCTTTTTGCTTCAATAAGATATTCAGTTCTTGCATCTTTGTCCTTTTCATTCTTTAGCACTGAGTACATAAACTCAAGTGGGTAATAATACTTTAGCCATGCTGTCCAGTAGGATAGGGTTGAGTATGCTACTGCGTGAGACTTATTAAATGAGTACCCTGCGTGAGCCTCAAAGTCATGCCATAGATCACGGGCAGCGTTAGGAGTAATAAACTTAGATGCTCCTTCTACAAACTTCTCTTTAAACTGATCAAATTCTTTAGCATCCTTTTTCTTTCCAATGATCTTTCTAACTTTATCTGCTTCCGACATGGACATCTGTCCAAGGTGTACGCATGCTTGCATAACTTGTTCCTGGTAAAGAATACAACCATAAGTGTCCTCCGTAAATTCTTTTAGTACTTGGTGTGTGTAAGATATATTTTGACGACCATGCTTTCGATCAACATAGTCTTTTCCGATAGTATTCATTGCACCTGGACGAACAAGAGCGTTTGATGCTGCAAGTTCATTTAGGTTCTTAACTCCCATCTTAACAAGAAGGTTTGTATATGGTGCTGCTTCACACTGGAACACACCCTTTGTATAACCATCTGATAACATCTGATAAACATTTGCATCATCCATTTTGATCTTAAGAAGGTCAATCTTCTTTCCATCTCGCTCTTTAATTATGTCAATTGTATTCTTAAGAACAGATAAAGTCTTAAGACCCAAAGCGTCAATCTTAATTAAACCAATTCTTTCGGCTTCTTCCATGTCAACACCTACAACAGGAATTCTTTCATCAGAACCAGTAGCGGATCTTGTTTCGAGTGGTGCGTATCTGAAGATTGGTTCTTTACTTGTTACTACACCTGCTGCGTGAATACCTGTACCACGAATACGACCACGAAGTTGCTCTCCGTATACTTCTACTTCTGGATACTTCTCACGAAATTCGTATGTTGATTTCGATGTACAGAAATCATCCCATGAGTCTACAGTCTTTAAAACCTTATTAACATCTGACAGAGGAATGTTTAATACTCGTGAAACGTCTCTTACAATTCCCTTGCCAGTAAACTCAAGGAAGGTAGCAATAGATGCAACATGTCGATACTGTCTAACAAGATAATCCTTTACCTCTTCACGACGAGTGTCCTGAATATCTGTATCAATATCTGGGAAGTCGTTACGCTCTGGATTAATAAAACGGAAGAATAAAAGGTTGTGCTCGATAGGATCAATGTCTGTAATCTTTAATGCGTAGCAAACAAGAGAGCCAGCAGATGAACCACGACCTGGTCCAACCATGATCTCTTCCTTCTTAGCCCAGTTAATCATATTACTTACAACAAGGAAATACGGAGCAAACTTCTTATCCTTAATAATTTTTAACTCTTCTTGAAGTCTGTCAAGATACTCTTGGTTTTCTGACAAACCTCGTTCTACCAAACCTTCTAGTGCAGCCTTTGCAAGTTCTTTATCAGGACCCTTGTATTGGACTGGTAGCAAGTCTAATCCTTCTTGAATGCCGTAGTCTCCTACTGTCTCTGCTAATAGGATTGTGTTAGAGTAGATGTCAGGTCGATCAATACCCTGCGATTCCATGGCTGCTTTAATCTCTTCGTATGAGAGCAGGTGGATATCAAACTTGTTAAATGTTATCTGACGGTCTTCGCCATAAAGATAGTCAAGGCGTTCCATCATGCTGCCCTTTTTCTTTGACTTTTCATATGTTGCATCTTTTACAAACTTACCGTGTGTGTTCATAAGCAACTTAAACTCTTGAACTTCTTTTTGTGATGGATCAACGTGGTGGCAGTCTGGTGTTACAACAACCTTAATACCAAACTCATCTGCGAGTTCAATTAAATATTTATTAATGTGTGCTTCGTTGTGAGGCATTACTTCAATATAGTAATCATCTTCAAATCGTTCCTTGAACCAAGATATGTACTTTTTGGCAAGAGCAAACTCTTCTTCTTCTAATGCTTTTACGAGTACGCTACTTGGACAAGCAGAAGTAACAATGATTCCTTCTTTATATTTTTCTAGAATAGTAAAGTCAAATCGTGGCTTCTTAAAGAAACCATCTGTCCAAGATAGTTCACTAATCTTGTTAAGATTTTCCAAACCAATTTGATTCTTGGCTAGAAGGATAATGTGGTTGTAGACAAGATCTTGTTGACCTTCTCTTTCAGACTTATCTCTTGTATCAGAGATGTCTGCACACATGTATCCTTCTAGACCTAGAATTGGCTTAATGCCCTTTGCTTTTGCAACTCGGTACAGTTCCCGATGCCCAGACAGTGTCCCGTGATCTGTAATAGCCAATGCTG